GTGCTGTCCCCTTATAAATTACTTGACATTCCCTTTACACATACTTGACAAAACTTGACATTTATGATTTGACATTTATTTTACGAACATTTATATTATTTACAATGCAAACATACGTATAATATTAGTTTACATTTACTTTACATTACATAAATGTAAATTAAAAAGTTGAAGAAAAATAATAAAAATAGTTGACTTTTATACAAATAACCTGTATAATTATAATTAAGAGATGAGGAAAACATCTCAAATATTAAGAATAAAGAGGAAACATCAATGAAATTAACAAAAGAATTAACAAAATTTGAAGAATTAAAACTAATGGTTTGGAGTGGGGCTGTTAAAACATTAGATGTAATAGAAAGAGAGGGAAAACAAGATGAATTAATGATGTTATTAGATGAAATATTCTTTGAAGGAGCAACAGAAACTGAAGTCAATGATTATTTATGGTTTGATGATCATTATATCTATGATGATTTAGGAATTGATTATATGGAAGATTAAAACTAATTATAAAGCTACTAGATAATATTAAATGTTATTTAGTAGCTAAAATTATATCATAAAATATAACTACTAGGAATTAAAAAGGAAGTGAGGTTATATGATTGTAATTAATCAAGCTTATTTGGATAAATTTAGTAAGTATAATAGAGAATATTTATATCAAATAGATAAAGGATTATACCTAGCTTTTGATATTGAAGATTTAAGTTATATAGGTATTGAGATGTTTTATTTAGCACCTATGAAATACGTACATAAAAAAGAAAATGAAGCTATTGAGGATCTATTGTCAAGAAATATATTAGAGTTAAGGAGTGAAGAATAATGAGAATAAAAATAGGAAATTTATATTTATCACGTTTAAATGTAGAAGATTATGATGATACATTGGAAATTGATTTTACAAGTAATGTAATGAATAGTAAATTAATAAAGTCTGATTATTTAAATATTATATTTAACATTTTAACTTCACAATTAAATATTAAAAATGAAGATATAATTGTTATATATGAAGATGAGAAAGTAGGTAGTGATAATGAATAAAGAATATAAAAAGACATATCACATAGTAAAAAGTAATATAGATAATAGCTATATATTATTATGTGAATTAGAACGTAAAAAATCAATAGGATTTTGTCAGGTATTAAAAGGATCTAAAACAGAGTGTATTAAGCGTAAAAACCTGTTAGAAAGAGGGTGATATAATGGAAACAGGATTATTTTTAATAATAGCATTATGTATATTATCAGTAATACATATATTTGATAAATTAATTAATTATAAATTAAATTCTAAAATTAATATAAAATATATTGATAAAGATTTTTGGAAAGATGTAGAAAGTGAGGAAATATTAGAAGATGAATAAAATAATAAAGATATTATCAATAGTGTTACTAGTTTTATTAGTAGCATTTGAATTTGTATTATTAACAGATGAATTAGATGATCAACAGAAAGAAATTAATAATTTAAGACATAAAATAAAAGAGTTAGAAGTAAATTATAATTTATATCAATATAATATGAATGAGCTTCAAGAATACTATAATGGTGAATTATGAATTTAGATGATTTTAAATTATTATTACTTTATAATTTATATAAAGATAAAGCATTTAGAACAAGTAATGATTTAAGAATCTTATTTCGTAAAAGATATAATGTATCATATAAAAATAGTAATGAATTAATACTAAAAATAATTAATTATCAAGTAGATAAATACGGTATTCAATTATATACTTTAAAGATGTAATGTTTCACGTGGAACATAAAATGCACAATATTTTGAAAATACTGTGCATTTTTATATTGTTCGTATTTCGGTTACATAAGTAACCATTTATTAATAAATTAACATAAACAATTCTGAAATTCTTTCATCATTAATAATTTGCTGTGTAACATTCATTATTAAATCTCTGTATTGTCCAAGTAAAGTTTGATAACTCATCTGTCCATAATTACCTTTAACACGTTCTTTAGTTGTTTCATCTTCATTATTTTCACTTGATCCACTAGCTGTAGTATTAGCTGTTCCATTTGATGTAGCTGTATCATTACCTGTATTTTGATTCCAAGTAACATTATCAGCATAATTAACATTATTAATATTTTGTGCTGTTATACTTAATTGTCCTTGTGGTGTTTGTGAATTTACGTTTTTAGAATAATTATTTACATTTGATGTAGTAGATGTTTGATCTGTTGCTTGTGAAGTTGTTTCTGTATTTCCTGTATTTTGCTTTTCTCTTGTTATATCTCTAGTATAATCAACGTTGAATAATAAATCATAGTCTTGATCTGTACTAAAATATAATTGATTATAATATGGCATTATTTCTTTTAGTGCTGTTTCTAGTTCTTCTAAAAATCTACCAAAAGTTTCAAAGCCTATCTCTCTATATTTATAATAATTTAAAATAGCATTATTTAGTTCTTCTCTAGTAGGTATATATGAAGGTATATATTCTTCTTTACTTTGTTTTTTATAAAGGGGATATGTACTCATAGCCTTATCAATTTTAGCTTTAGCTTCAGGATTATTAAGTAAATTAACTAAAACTTCAGTATATCTAGCTGGTATTATATTCATTCTACATCACCTTCATTTCTAAAATCTTCATCAATATCAAGTAATTCTTTAGGTATTTCTCTTAAATCCCTTCTACTTACTTTTATATTTAAATTAAACATTTCATTTATACGTTTACAAGCTTCTTGTCTAGCTTTTAAGAATATATCTTCAGAAGCTTTAACTTGTTCATTATTAGCTTGTACTTCATCATCTACAAGGCGTTCTCTTTTATCCATATTAGCGTTATTTATTCCTAAAAAAGTCATTACTTCATTCCAAACAGCGTGTTTCTGTATTTGTAATTGTGGAAATACTACAGGTGGCTTTAGATCTAAAACTTCAATATCATTTAAATCTAAATTTTTATCAGCATATATAACAGGCTCATTATCGTTTCTTTGTGTTATAGCTTGTTTTAGGGATAATTTCTTTTTATCACTACATTTTACAATTACAGGGGTTTTCTGTGCTATTATATTGACATCTATAGTTCTTTTAATATTAGTTAGATCATAGCTATATAATTGGATTGTAGGGGCTGTAGGTAGCATTTCATCATTATTACGTATTATAATACAGTTTTCATTATTAATTAATTCTTCACCTTCATATATGTAATTAGTTGCGTATGGTTTTACAGAAGTAGGTTCATCATAATAATTTAATGCTCCTGTTTCACCCATTTTAGCAACCATAAATCCATAAGTAGGATCTTTATAAAATAAACACGCTCCTTCAGTAAATAAGTATCTTTCAATCCATTTTTCATCAAGTCCATTAGGTAAGTTCTCCCACTTAAATAATGCTCTTGATAATAGCATTAATCTTATAAAATAATCTGTTAATACTCTATCATTTAAAGTTCTAGCAAAACTTTTATAACTCATAGTAAAATTTTTTAAATCATAATTCATTTTTTCACCTTCTTTACACTATATCATTACTTAAACTGTAATTTTGTATTTCACTAGCATTACGCCAAAATGTAATACCATTATTATATGCGTTTTTAATCTTTTGCATATCATTATTATCTATATCACCATCAATATTTACATCAATAGTTTTAGTGTACCACCAACGGGATCTATGATTTTTATTAGGTACTTTAACTCTATTAACTTTATATCCAAACATATCAAAGTATCCGTCAATGATTCTAGCATACTCTTGTTTTATAGACATTTTTATAAAATAAAATTTGTTCATATCATAACAAGTATTTATATCACCACCGTTAGTATTTCCAGCAGCACTATTAGGTAAAATTGAGTGTTGATATACTTGTCCTATACTTTGTGCTATTCCAAGTGATCCACTTACAAGACTACTAGCACCAGCACCAGCACCAGCTCCAGTTGCTATTAAACCAACTCCTCCAACTATTTGAAGTCCTGAAGAAACAATACCAACACCTATATTTACAGCATTTTGAGTAAGCCAGTTAGTATATGTATCATTTACCCAACCACAAGCAGGAAATTTACCACACATTAAACCTTCTTGTTGATACCTTGTTTCACCTTTATAATTAGTAGGTACACATTTAATAGATCCACCAACAGTAGGTACTCCAGCTATTTCAAAGGTACAATCATTACCTGAAAAATTTTCATATTGTAAAATATTAGATGATCCATTATTATTGTCTAGTATTAGAAAGTTATAAGGATAAGTCAATAATTTATTATTAGTAGGAACATAACCATTTAGAGATGTTTGTTTACTAATTGATTTATTATAAGTTACAGGACTACTTTGTCCTGAATATTGCATACTACCACTTGTATTATTTACAATTTTTTTAGGTACCATATAAACATTAAAAACAGCGTCCTCTCTACCATTTTGATATGCTTGTATGATTGTAGCAACTTGAGTCATATTATCACAAACATAAGCACCACCTGGACAAGGTACACCACCAAAATTAGTAGCTAGAGGCTTATTATCACCTCCACCTGTCCACTCTGTTACCTGAATTATGTAACATAGTGTATCTAGTTCGTTATCACGTTCAAAACCATTTGAAATATATTCACCTAGTTCAACATTTTCAGGTACAGTATGAATACCTACTGTGTCATCTGATACGTGTTCACGTTCTACAAAAGATGATTTTACTTCATAATCAAATAACCAAGTTTGTATAACATCTGTTTCAATATATACATCTGTTCTATCATCATTTATATACTCCATTTTAGTAATAAAAGCATAAAACCATTTATTTGAATAGGCTGTATTTTGATACATTACATAATTACAATTACATATATTATCATATATATCAGGTATTCTAATTATTTTATCTTTTCTTTGATATGAAAAATCTGTATAAGATTTTATAATATTATTTTCAAAATAAGATTGTTGACTTGCTTTAGATGTAAAATATAATGTATTTTTATAATCATTTTCCAAAGGTACATCTAAAAGATATACCTTTGTAATGTTTGGATTAGCCATTATAATCACCTTCCTTTATCCGATTAAGGTCCAAGAGTAACCATCAGAGAATATAAATTTAGATGTTTTAGCTGGGATTATTCTAGTATCTTGAATATTTCCACCATTAATATATCCAAGTACTAAATCTTGAGCCATTATATTTTGTATTAAGAATATTTTTCCTATAAAATTTTTAGGATTTAGGAAGGTATATGTACTACCATCATAATTAGATATATTAAATGCTTTATAACCACTACTTGTATTAGGAGATGTATTTTTATTTGTAATTAATTGTTGATCATAACCTAAAGGAATTTGATTACCATTAGCTTTTAAAAAGTATGTTATATCATTATTATTATTACGATTTAATATTAAATATTTTTCACTATCATTATTTAGTACACCATTTAATACAGCATAACTTATATTATTATATGTAATAGCGTTTCTAACTTGTTGATTATTAGCTTTACCTCTAATTTTCATACCTGTTTGAATAGCATAATCTCCGCCTATATCAGGAGATCCAATTAAATCTAAAATAGTATTATCTTGACTTCCTGGTTTATGATTTCTTACTTCTAACTCATAACCTGTTAGTGATGTAGCTGTTCCATCTGTAGGAAGTTCAACTACTGTATTCATACCCCATATTTTAGTACAAAGTCCAAGATATACACCGATACCATTTTCAGGTATATAAGTTTCTGATCCATCAGAAGGTACAGCATACCAACCACCTTTAACTGTAAATGTGTTATCTGTTTGATTAAATGAATCAACTAAAGCACTATATCTAACAAAATCTTCACCTACTACATTATAAGTATCAATTACAGTATAAGATAAATCAGTATTTACTAAGTTATTAACTGTTTCTTGATCTAGTGATGGTAAACTTACTGATGTAGCTGTAAATACAGTATCACCTTCATTATAATTAATTAATGGTATAGATGGTCTAGCATTTACATAAAATCCTACGGCGTCACGATTTGTATATTCAGCAACTTGATTATTTCTAACCATACCCATAATCTGAGGTCTGCCATCTTCATCATTAATAATAGCTGATACACCTACACCTTTTTCAAACATACCATACGTATTATATCTACTTTGTAAACGTTCTTGATTTAATTCATCAATATTAGTTTTCTTTTTTAGTTTTTCATTTATATTTACATCTGAAACTTCTAAATTATTAATAGAGTTTTTTACACTTGTTAAATCAACCTTAATATTAGAAACATCTTCTTTAACATCATTAACTTCTGATTCTAGTTCTTCGATTGATTCAGCTATTATACTTGTGATAATTTCATCAATTTCTCCTGACTCTTTCATACTATCAAGTAAATTTCTTATAGCATTACTTAAATTATTTTTTATATATACCATAGTTTCAGCTATTTTCTTATCTTGACATAATAATCTAGCTTCTGTAGTTTTTAAAAGTTCCTTTACTTCTCTTTTTAATTGCTTAACTAATATTTCTAATTGATTATCCTGTGAAGGAAGATTTACTCCTCCACAGCAACAATCATTTTTCTTTGTTGTAGGTTTTTCTTTACTACAACAGTCTATATCTAAAGATTCATGATATTTATTGTATCTTTCCATAATTCACTCTTACCCTTTCTTAAATTTTAGCTTTACTATTTAGTGGTAGATTAAATAATCCACTTTCACCTAAAGTTAAACCAAATTCTTCAATATCTATAATCATATCTTTTTGAACAATTAATGATAGTGTTTGATTAGCTGTAAGACTAATATCTCTATATTTTGTATATCCTACATAATAAGTAGTACCAACAGGATCGTTAGCTCCTACTGTTGCATATCCAGGATTTTCAAATAATACTTGTCCTGATCCACTAACTTTATTAAATTTCATATATGTAGTATAGAAATCATTACGAGGAAGATTAGCTAATTTAAAATATACAAATGTATTACCTGATTCTCCTGTAGTATCTACTCTTAATTTTCCATTAACATAACTACAGTGAGTATTATTATTTACATATGATAAATCTGTAGTATTAGCAATATCTCCATTTTTAGCATAATTTTCTTTATTTATTTTTAAATTATCAACAATAATATTAAAAATATTTCTATTAAAAACAGCATTACCGTTATTATTTGCTCCTATTAATATCATTTTCTTATCTACAGGAAAATTATCTTCTGTAGTAATATTAACAGTACAGTTGTTAGGGTGATTTTTTAAAGCTAATACGTAATTTGTAATTTCTGATTCGTTGAAATGTCCATTTTGAGTTGTTGCATTAATAAAACAGTTTACATTTTCATCTAAATATACTTGGTGTATTTCACTAGGATTTCCTAGTCCTGGCCACGATAAATAACAGTTATCTATCATTATATTTTTATTATAAGATAAAATAATATTATCTCCGTAACTTTCTTGAGATGTTATATTATTAATATTTATAGCTGCACTTGATCTAATATTCAAATTTGAGTAATTTGTAGGATCATTTGATCCATTGTACCAACTCTTTATATTATTAAATCTAATTTCACTTGATCCTATAACTAATATACCATCTTTTTCGTTTTGATGTGTTACAACATTATCAACATAACAGTCATTTAAATGATCAAAATTTAAACCTGTTTTACATAAAGCAATATCTAAATTTAAAAATTTAGTTTCGTTTTGATATTGTGTTGCATAAATACCATTTTCGAAATTTGTTATTTTTATTTTCTCTATTTGGTGATAAGCATCACCGTTTTTAGTGTTTCTATATAAATAAATACCATTACCTGTTTTATTAGTACCATTTAAAGTAATATCGTGGATATTAATTTCAATACAGTCTGATATATCTTCATTTTGAATAGCATTATTACTACCAGTATAATTAATAATAGTTTCATTTAAGTTATTACCATATAAAGATCCTTGTTTAGGAATAGTTATAGTATTATCAATTTTATATATTCCTTTTGGTAAATAAGCATAATTAAACAAATTTAATGATGTTTGAATAGGTGTAATATCATTATTAATATTGTCACCTTTTGCACCTAATTGTTTTACATTAACTTTATCTTTTACAATTAATGTAGCATATAAATCGTTTTGTAATTCTTCTTGAAAATTAGTTAAATCTTCAGTATCTGTTATTATATATTCTGCATTACCACCATCATTAATATTATAATATCCTTTAGTTTTAACGTGCATACCAGCTTTTAAATTAGTATCACTTTTCATACTTGCTACGTTATCGTATGTATGAATAGCTTTTCTATCTTTAACTAAATAACCGTTTAATTCAATAAAATATTGTTCATTCATATTATTCTCCCTCACTTTCTTCAGCTACTATGCTTAATGTTAAAGATTCTGTAGTTGAGTTATAATCTTCATATAAAGTAGCTGTAATATCTCCATTTTGTAAAGCTTCTCTAAATAAATTATTTACTGTTTGAATTAAATTTGTTTTCATATAATCAACAGCTTCAGCTATTACTTCATCTTGTTCAGCAAACTTATTAGCTATTGATTGATCTTGTCTTGCTATAGCTTCAGCTATAGTTTTATCTTGTAAATTGATTTTAGTATCAATACTTTCAATATAATCGTTCATTGTTTTAATAATACAATTTTGAAAACAATTAAAATCTTTGATTATACCTTCTTCAAACTCTGTTATATATCTATTAACTTCTGTTACAAAGTCATTATAAGTTTTTATTAATTCTTGTATTTTAGGATACAATCTACTCATTTGTTGTAGTACAGTTCCTGATTCACTATCATAAAAAGCCGGTTGTAAATCAGTTAATACCCAATGTGGTAAAAATTGTATTTGATATTTTTTCATATTTTTCTCCTTTCTTATTAATAAAATAGGTGGTGGATTATTCCACCACCTTATTATTTAATTAAGCTACTGTGATTGTAACATCATCTGTTACTGTATCAATAACTATTCTTCCTGTTTCAGAATCATATACTTCATCTGTTATGGTATCACTACCCATTGTAACAGTTACAGTATCTTCCGATTCAACACCTTTTAATGTAGTTGAATAACTAGATCCTTCAGCTACTGTTTTACGTTTATTTGTAGATGTTACACCAGTTTTTAAACTATAAGTAACATCATATTCTGATATTTGATCATCTTGATCTTTATCACTAGCTACTTTAAATATTACAGCATTTACTAAAGGTGAATATGCTAAAGTTTGCCATACGTGTAAATAGTAGTTATTATATAATCCTTCAGGATTTTGGAATTCTCTAAACATTAATAAGTCATCATATATTTGGAAGAAAGCTTCATCAACTAAACAAGCTCTTACATCTGGATCAGGAAAAGCATCTATAACAATCTTTTTAGTATCGTTAAATTCAGCTACTGACATATTAAATATACTAGCAAGTACATTAATATCTACTGATACATTTGTAGGATTATCTATAATTAATACTTGTTCATCTTTTCTACTAAATGTAATTATAGGCTTATTATCACTTGATTGTGCTGTTAAATAAGCATTATTATTACTGTTAGGGAATACCATATCACCTGAAACAGTTTTAACAATTCTTATAAATTCTTTTCCGTTAGCTTCACTTTCTAATGGATCAGGTACATTAACAACTACTATAGCGTTATTATCATAAGCTTGTTTTAATAATTCTTTAGTTAAGATAAATTCATCTAATTCAGAAGAATTATATAATGTATTAATTATTGTAGCAATATAACTTTGTAGTTTATCATAACTAGAAAAAGCTTTAAATAATTCTTCAGGATTAACAGTTATTTTATACTTGTCTTGTCTATTCATTCTGTGAAATACAGTTTTAGTATCAGGTAATTTTCTTTGTAGTAAATTTGCTCCTGTTTGGTCATAGACATCAGCTTTAATGAAGTTAGTATATATTTCCTCAATAGTATCTCCAAGTGGCTTTTTACCCTTTTTAAGTGCTTTTAAAGGGTTACTAAATAATTTAGCGTGTATTACTTGCTTAATAATCATATTAAGTAAAGTACTCATAAATTCATTTGTTACAACAGCATTGTTTGGATCACACATAGCTGATTGTACTTCTTCAATATTATTTTGTGTAGCTTCAGGTATTCTATCTCTATACATATCTGAAGCATTATCTCTTATAGTATTTAAAATTTCAGTCATATTCATATTATTTCAATCCTCCTTTATCATCAAATAGATCTTCAAATCTTCTAGGATCTGTCTTATCTTCTTTGATTCCTGTTTTATCTTCTTTGACTTCTTTTTCTGTTTTGTTTGCTCCTACTTTTAAAAATAGTTGCATATTTGCACTTCTTAATTTTTCATTATCTTCTACGTATTTTGTGTTAGCTTCACTTAAAGTACTATTTTCATCATATACTCTTGTTACTTCATCTGTTAAATCTGATAGCATTGTTCTTCTTGCTACTTCATCTTCTTCTGTTCCAATTTCTTTTAATTTATCTAAAAATTCTTCTTTATTCATAAATTATCGATTCTCCTATTCTATTAAATAATATAAATTAAGTTCTATTTGTATTTCTATTTCTAAATTTCCTAGCATATAGTACCCACGGAAATTTATGTCTTTTATTATCTACTGGTGTAGGTCCTGGTCCTGGAGTACCATCATATATAGCTGTTATACCATACTGATTAGGTATTCCCATAAAATCAGCTACGTGTGGTCTATCTAATTTAGGATAACTCCAATTCCAAGCTTGACCTGGAGTTAAATATTGTATTTCTAGGTGCATATGTATTCCTGTTGAATCTCCTGTAGTTCCTTCAACTCCTATTTGTTGCTGTGGTAAAACTGTTTGTCCTACACTAACTAAAGGTGTATCTCTCATATGAGCATATAATAACGTTACTCCTGATGTTTGATCTTGTATTATTACCATATTACCATATCCACCTGTATTATATTGTGAATATAATACTCTACCACCAGTCATAGCATAAACGGGATCATTTCTTCCTGTAGATATATCAAAACCACCGTGTATAGTTCCATCAGGATAATATGGCTGTGCTGATGTTACATAAAATTCAGTATTTATAAAAGGGGCTACATTTGCATTATATTGAGCCATAAATTAACTCCTATCTAATTATTAATACTTGTCCTGGATATATTAAGTTAGGATTACTAATATTATTGTCTTTTGCTATCTTTTGATATGTTGTATTATATTTACAAGCTATAGCTGATAAAGTATCACCTGGCTTTACTGTGTATCTAATTTCTTTACTTCCTTCAAGTATTTCATTAACTCTATTTTGTACAGCTTGATAATCATATCCGGCTTTAGTTAATCTATTATATCTATCCTCACCATTACCCCATAAACCTTGTATAACTTCATTTGCTAACTCCTCAATAGTTTTCTTTCCTGGTGATGGTGTAGGTGTACTATCATCTAAATGATTTAATTTAGCTTCTCTTATTATAGTAGGATAATCTTTTACTACTTTATCTCCATCTACACTCATACCACCACAGCTATAACTATTTGTATATTGCCATATACCATAGTCAACTCCTGATGGTGCTGAATCACTCCAACAAGCTATCCACCAATCATATTTTTTATTTAGTTCACTACCACTGATGATATTTCTATACCAATTTAAATTAGTATATACTCCAAAGTAATATCCACCATTTTCAATTACTTCTCCAAAAGCTTTTACTATCTCATTTAAAGTAGTTCTTCCTAAATTAGCTTGTGATTGATCCTCTAAATCTAAATATAATGGTAAAGTAAATTTCTTATCACCAATTACTTTTAAAAATGTTCTAGCTTCCTGTCTTGCTTGTTCAGGTGTAGTAGCATAACTATACCAATATGCACCAAGATTAAGTCCTTGTAAATTTGAATAATGTTCTTCAAATCTATTGTCTTTAGTATTGCTAAATCCAGCTCTTAATATAACATTTTTTACCTTATTTCTTATATCTGTATAATTAATTCCACCTTGCCAAGTAGAAATATCTATTCCTAATTCTCTCATATTAGTTCTCCATTTCTTGCTCTTGATCTTTATTTTTTCTTTTTAGCATAGATTTCTCTAATATTTCAAGTCTATCACTAATACTTTGTAAAGTTGCTGTCATAGTTGTTAAAGTTTTATTCATATCTCTCATAGTAGTTAGTGAAAAGTAAATCATATAAGCTACACATATTACTGATATTCCATTATCAGCTATTAATTTTACTAATTCTTCCATACACAACTCCTTCCTAATTTATATTATTCACTCGTATATTATCATATCGTGAAAAAAATGTCAATATTTACTATTGACATTTTATAAAAGTTGTGATACATATTAAATTTTTATTTTAATTCATACTCATTTTTATTACTTCGTAACATATATTTTTTATGTTTATACTTTCAAATCTTACGTTTGCTAATTGATACATTTCTAAAAACATTTTGAAGTGTCCTGATCTATTTTTATTTTTTAAAAACATTGTATTAGGTTTATGATCTTTCATTGTAATTGAATAGACTAAAGGATATGAGGGATCTATATCTTTTGATACATACATTTTACCTTCATTAAAATCAGCCCATACTCCCAAAGTATGCTCTAAATATATAAATGTAAAATAATATTTAGCTTTACTTGATTTCTTTTCTACAAAAGTATCATTATCAAGTAAAAATTTATTTTCAATAGAATAATCACTATAAGTAGTACCTTCTATTAATCTACCAAACTCTGTATTTTTCTTTTTATCAATAAATAATTCATTTCTAACATCTTCTACTAGTATTGGTCTTGTAGGGTGTTTCCATATCCATTTATTATTTTTATCCTTTTTAGTAGGCATTTTTAAATCCCAATATAAAAAGTATGGATTTGTTATAGATAAAGCATTTGCTAATAAAAAACATTTTACTTTTACGTGTTCTGTTCCTGGTCTTGCTATTGTTTCATATAAATTTAATAGTGCTATTACTTCATTTGTTAAGTATCTTTGATTTCCTTTATCTAGTAAAAATTCATCAAAGCATAACTTATTTATTTTAGGATAAGATATAGATTTTTTATTGTTTGCTGTTGATAAAGTAAATCCATAACCGGCTATATCTTTATCAGTCCATTTTACAGTAGGATCTTCTGTTTTTAATCTGATATAAAAATACTTACTATCTGTTTTAAATTCATAATCAGGATATTTTTCTTCAATATCTTTAAAATATTGATTCATAGGCTCTTTTAAATCATCTTTATATCTTCTTATATATCCAAACTGATAACCATTTTTTATAAAATCATCAATAGCCCATTCTTTAAATCCATAGGTTTTACCACCACCACGATTACCTACAATTATATAAAATATTATATCAGAGTATGTTAGTGTTCTTCTTAAATTCCAATACATTGAATTATCTATCATTTATATCACCTCACACAATAGAAAAAGAGATAACAACAATTTAATTAGTAGGTAACCAACCCAATATCTATTATGTAGCTCTTCACCATTGGTCATAATAGATTCCTAATTATGAAAATTGAAGTTATCTCTTTGCTATATATTATATTACGGTTTTATTGTAAAGTCAATTTCTTCTAATACAACTCCACCTTTTACTATTTTAGGGGCTTTTTTTCCTTTATAACTTGCTCCAATTTCAAAGTTATCAAAATTAACATAAGGATAACAGCCTTTAGGCATACCTGATACTGTTATCTTTAATTCATAATCAGGTGTAGGATTTTCTATATCCTCTGTAGAGTTCTCTATATAACACTTTTGTCTTAAAAATTTAGCTTTATTAAATTTACTTTCAAATTTCCAAGCACCTAATTTATATGGATCAATATCTAGTCCTTCTGGAAGTTCAAAATCAGGTGATACACAATGAAGTGAATCTGTATCAGCATATACAAACTGTATTTTGCTTTTACCACTATTATAATTATCCATAATCTTTTGTGCTGATGTTATTGTTTTACGCCTGGCGTAACTTGTTATAAAACTAGCCATAGCTACATATATACCATCTTTATATTCTACTTCACTATTTTTAAAGTGTATAACATCATCTTCACCTAAATATGGTATTTTACTTATTACTTTTGTATCAGTTCCAAATTTACCATATAAACTATTTAAAAATAACTTGCTAATTAAATAAAGTCCATGATTTCCTTCCTCTTTAGCTTTTATTTTATTATTACTCCATTTATCAATATATGTAGTAAATAAACCTTTTGTTGACTTAAACTTCCACCCTGATATATACTCTATATTATAAACATCATAGTGTTCAAAGAATAATTCTAGATCAACACTATTTAAACATAAAGTAACTTCTAAACCATTTGATGATTCAAGATATTCATTTGATACAAAGTCATAACCGTGCTTTATTTGAATTGTAGGTATTTTACCTTTTTTAATTTCAAATTGACATCTTATCATTTGAGTATATAATGGATAAATTTCATCTTTTTTATATTCTCCTACAAAGAATATAGGTGTTCCAAATGGTAAATCACTATCATACATTACAGAGGGATATAAACTATTTACATCTAAAACAATACCGTTCTTTACTTCTTTACTTGCAAACTTTGGATTTAAATATGTAAATCCCCCTCTGTATGATTGTTTAACATCTTCGTGATATTTTGGTATAGGAAAATATCTCTTAAAATGTCTTTTCTCTATTAATCTTTTATATTCATCTAAAGCACAAGATCCTATAGTCATTTTAGTTAATCCTTGTGAATAAAAGTATTCAACGGCTCTAGCTACTATCTGTACATCGTGCTTTATATATTCTTCTTCTTCTTTACTTAATGGTGATCCAACAGGTAAATAGTTATGTGAATCATAATCTATCTCTAGTTTACATATATCCATTTTAAAACTTTTAGCTATTGAATCTACTGATAAAGGTATTAATTTCAATGAATCTTGAAATGTTACCTTATTTACATTTTTTCCTTTTCTATAAAAAATAACCTCTATTTGATAATATAATCCTTGATCTGATATTAATGTATTAAAAGTTAAACTGTTCTTTTCATAAGGATCTGTAGTATGTTTAAATCCATTATGAAATAACCAACTCATAATAAATTGTCCATCAAATTTAAGATTGTGAAATAGTACTTTATGATTTTCTTTAGAATCTCTACACCAGGTCATAAAATCATCTATAGTAGTACCAACTATTACATTATCAGAGTTTCCTACTTCACATATTGCATAAGCCCATACACGACAATCTTCCACAATAGTAGTAGTTTCAAAGTCTGCTACAAAAGTACCCATATAAACCTACCTTTCAGAGTTCCAAGTTGATCTTAACGCATTTACATATCCTTCATACTGTTCCCTGTTTGGTGGATATGCAAGTTCTAAAGTACCTCCTTCTTCTTCAAATCTTTGTAAAAAATCTTTAATATCCATTTGATTTATTGTATTAATAATATCTTGAATGTCATTAACATTGAAATTTTGCTCTAGTGCTTTTATGTAATTATTTCTTAATCTAAAATCCTTTTGTGTAAAATAATCTGTTTGTGATTCTCTTAATATAGCTTTCCATTTCATCTTTAAATCTCTTTGACTCATACGCCTTGTAAAGGCGTTCATTGGACTTAAAGATACCTCTGTAGCTTTTCCCATACCAATAGCACCACGTACGTATCCTAAAGATTCACCTCTTGATGTCATCTCTAAATTAGCTAGTTCTTCTAACCTACTTTTTCTTCTTCTATTAATTATACCTACTCTACGATTCATTTCAGTCTTTTGCCATTTAGTAGTCTGTAAATTGTAGTCATTATTTTCAACAACTACAATTTGTTCACTACCACGCCTTGAAAATCTTTTTAAAGCGTTCAATTCCCTGTGTAAATCTTGTCTAGTATTAATTAACTCTTTTAACTCACTAATAACAATTTTTTCAGGTAATACGTTAGCTATTTCAGGATTCTTCTTTGCAAGTCTATTTATCTTTGCATTGAAGTTTTTTACAACTCTATTTAATTCTGCTCGATCTGATTCACGCCAATTAATTTTATGGTATTTAGACACTTGTATTCTTCCTCATTTATTAAGATATAGAATCCTCTAGTTTCAACTTTAGAATATAATAAAATATCACATAAAACATTATTTTGAATGTTCATTCCAAATCTATTAGATAATGAATCATTAAATTTCTTCCTATTCTTTTCTAGTTTCTCGTTAAACTTATCAATGTATAATTCTGATGAATATTTAAATGTTATTACAAGATCTTTTGAATAACCTTTCGTTACTGAATACGGTGATTTCTCTAAATCATAACAAATTCCGTTTCTTGTTAGTTTTGCCATATTAATATACCTCTTTCTAGTTTTCTTTATAGTATGCTCTTATATATGGTCTAGCTTCTTCATTTTCTTTTCCGTAAAATGCAACAATCTTTTCTTGATCATTTGTTGTTCCTGTTAAATATCTCTTTTCACTTGATGAAATATTTTCCCATAAAGAACATACTTCAATGTCTTGATTTCCTTGATCATCAACACTATATATTCTAATATCAGGCTCTTTTGGATTTTTCTTTCTTGAATTAAAATATCCTACTAATTTACACTTATCCTTGTCTGATGTATTGCCTGTTAGATAATCAATTCCATTCTTTGATTTATGTTTCCATAATACAAAGCTTTCTGTTAGATTAAATTCTTTGTTTTCAGCTCCTTCCTTAACTACTTCTGTAGCTTTTTCTTTTGTTTTCATATATACCCTTCTTTCTAGTGCCTTTATAAGCACTGTACCAAATATAAGGTTATCCTAGAGTATGATCTTTATATTCAGTACACTACCTATAAAATCATAGAAATTGGTTATACTATTAAAAATTATGATTGACATTTTTTCCTTGTCTGTTATAATAATACTAAATAAATGAATAAAAGTCAATAGATTTTCTCAATTTTCTACAAATAATTTAACTATGTAAATACGTTCAAATGTATGTCTAATTCATGTTAAATCATAAATGTCAAGTTTTGTCAAGTATGTGTAAAGGGAATGTCAAGTAATTTATAAGGGGACAGCAC